CATCACGTAAGAAGTCTGTGTGGGGCCATAACACTGGCACAACTACAGAGGTTGTGTATACTTGCCCTGCTAACTGTGTAGCTGAAGTTACGTTTATACACATTCATAACTCTTTAGGTAATACAAATATAGACGTAGAATGGTATGTAGCAGAAGATAGCTACACATCTCACTTCTTAGAAGGTAAGAACTTAGGTGTATCAGAGTATCTACAGTTCCCTGATATAGAGCTAGTTTTACAACCTGGTGATCGTATTCAGGTAACACCAGATACTGCAGCACATATTGATACTATTCTAACTGTAACTGAAACGTTTATCCCTGTCGGCTAAGCATAACGGGTATTCCAAATAAGCTATAGTAAAGGCCCACGATTTTAGTATAACTATGTATGTTTCCGTTAACATAAGGAGTATACATAATGGAACTAGTAATTTCTGAATCACGTATGTGGGCCGCTAATTTTAAGGCTTGGATGGTAAAAGTGTTTAACGCATTCATCGAAGCACGTCAGAAAGAAGCGAATCGTCGTATTGCTATGATGCAACTTAGCGCAATGACAGATCGTGAACTTAACGACATCGGTATTGGACGTGGAGACATCCGTAGGGTCGTTAACGAAGACTAACAGTCCTAAGCAAGGAGGAGAGGCTTGTGGACCCAGTTACTATAATTAGTGGGGCCACTGTTGCCTTTAACGCCCTGAAGAAAGGCTTTGCAGTCGGTAAGGACTTACAAGACATGCATGGTCAGCTAACTAAATGGGCTGGCTGTATGTCCGACTTAGGTCAGGCTGAGAAGCAAGTTAAGAACCCTCCTTGGTGGAAATCACTAAGTGGTTCTGTAGAAGCTGAGGCTATGGAAGTTTTTGCAGCTAAGCGTAAGGCAGAGTCCATGCGCAAAGAGCTAAAGGACTATATCAGTTTCACAATGGGGCCATCCGCTTGGGATGAACTAGTGGCTACGGAAGCTAAGATACGTAAACAGAAGAAGGAACAAGAGTACCGTAAAGCTGAACTACAAGAAGCTATTATAACTTGGATAGTAACAGGTGTGTTTCTAGTAATAGGTTTTGGTATTATGGGTTTCATATTATATATGGTGGTATAATGGCTAGACAACTAACAGAAAACCAAATGAAGTTCTTAGAAGTACTGTTTGATGAAGCAGGAGGTGACGTAGTTACCGCTAAGAAGCTAGCAGGGTATAGTGAAACATCTAGCACAGCCGCTATTGTGGAAAGCTTAAAAGATGAAATCGCAGATAAGACACGCACTTATTTTGCTCGTACTGCGCCCAAGGCTGCTATGGCTATGGTTGGTGCTTTATCTGACCCTACTGAACTAGGTGTTCGTGATAAGATGGCAGCAGCTAAAGACTTACTTGACCGTGCAGGTTTAGGTAAAGTAGACAAGATTGACGTAGGGTCAAGCAGTGGTGGGGTGTTTATCCTGCCATCCAAGGAAGGTAAGAACGAGTAAGTATGAACCGTGAATCTTTGGGGTATTGGGAGTTACCCAAGCCACACAAAGGTGAAGAGAGACAGTGGCACGTAATAGCTAGAACAACACGCACCGTGCCTTTCGGATACAGAGTACACCCTGACAACGAAAACTTATTAGAACCCATACCAGATGAACTAGAAGCTTTAGAGCTTGCAAAGCGTCACTTAAAGCAGTATAGTTACAGAGAAGTTGCTATATGGTTACAGAGACAAACTGGTAGATACATCTCACATATGGGTTTAAAGAAAAGGGTAGACATTGAGCGAAGACGTAAGAAAGCAGCTACAATTAAACGCAAGCTTGCCAAGCGGCTCGAAGAAACGCTACAGGAAATCAAAAGGCTCGAAGAAGAAAACATCGGAGCCTACCGCATCATCCCCCCAGACGAGTGAACCTGTAGTAGAAAAAGTAGCAGCACAAGTAAAACCTGTAGAGTTTGATGTTGACACTGCACAAGAAGTAGTGTTTAAACCAAACCCAGGACCACAGACACACTTCTTATCCGCATCTGAAAGAGAAGTGCTGTATGGTGGGGCGGCTGGTGGCGGCAAATCGTATGCTATGCTGGCTGACCCACTTCACGGTTTAAATGACCCTAACTTTAGTGGTCTACTAGTTCGACATACTACGGAGGAACTACGTGAGCTTATCCAAAAGAGTCAAGAGCTTTACCCTAAAGCCGTTCCAGGTATTAAGTGGTCTGAAAGAAAGAGTCAGTGGATTAGTCCAAGGGGTGGTAGACTTTGGATGTCGTACTTGGACAAAGACATGGACGTTACTCGTTACCAAGGTCAAGCGTTTAACTGGATCGGGTTCGACGAATTAACACAGTGGCCTACGCCTTATGCGTGGGATTATATGCGTTCACGTCTACGTAGTGCACATAGTAGCAACTTAGGTTTGTACATGAGAGCTACAACAAACCCTGGTGGTGCAGGTCATGCTTGGGTTAAGAAGATGTTCATTGATCCCAGCGCAGCAGGTAAAGCTTTCTGGGCTACGAACATTGAGACAGGTGAGACTATCACGTTCCCTAAAGGGCATAGTCGTGAAGGTGATCCACTATTTAAGCGTAGGTTTATTCCTGCTAGTTTGTTTGACAATCCATACCTAGCAGATACTGGTGACTATGAAGCAATGCTTTTGTCACTACCAGAACACCAGCGCAAGCAGTTGCTAGAAGGTAACTGGGATATTAATGAAGGAGCAGCGTTCCCTGAGTTTAATAGAAGCATTCACGTTGTGGACCCTATCGACATCCCTGACTCCTGGCCTAAGTTTAGAGCTTGCGACTATGGTTACGGCTCCTACACAGGAGTACTCTGGTTCGCTGTTGCGCCAAACGAGCAGTTGGTTGTCTACAGAGAGCTTTATTGTTCTAAGGTTACGGCTACCGATCTAGCTGATATGATCTTAGATGCTGAAGCAGAAGATGGAACTATAAGGTACGGCGTGTTAGACTCGTCCCTCTGGCACAAAAGAGGAGATACTGGCCCGTCACTAGCAGAGCAAATGAATATGAAGGGTTGTCGTTGGAGACCTTCTGATCGCTCTCGTGGCTCAAGGGTAGCTGGTAAGAACGAGATTCACCGCCGTTTGCAGGTGGATGAGTTCACTGAACTACCAAGACTTGTGTTCTTCTCCACCTGCACCAATACTATAGCGCAAATCCCTACGATTCCGCTAGACAAGAAGAACCCTGAAGACGTTGATACAAATGCTGAAGACCACTTGTATGACGCACTACGATATGGTATAATGACTAGACCACGTAGCTCAATCTGGGACTTTAACCCAGCAAAACAAAACTCTGGCTTTCAGATGTCGGACTCAACTTTTGGATACTAAGTAAATGGCAGAAATAGATGATCTATCCTTCGAGACAGACGAAGTAGTAGCAGCCGAATCAAGTGAGGATAGTCTGTTTAGCAGCTTAAACAGTATTGTTGGCTTTGTAACAGATCGCTTTAAACGTGCTGAAGATGCACGACTAGGTGATGAAGAACGTTGGCTACGCTCCTATCGTAACTATCGTGGTATCTATGGACCAGAAGTACAGTTCACGTCTAGCGAAAAGTCTAAAGTATTTGTTAAAGTAACTAAGACTAAAACACTAGCTGCATACGGTCAGATCGTTGACGTACTATTCGGTAACAACAAGTTCCCTCTTTCTGTTGAGCCATCCGTTCTGCCAGACGGTGTAGCAGAATCAGTACACATCAATGTTGATCCTAATGCTGGCCCAGCGCAAGGTGCACTAGTAGAAGCATTTGGGCAAGAACCAACTAAGCCTTACTTGATTGGTCCTGATACAAAGCTAGAACCAGGTGAGACACGTACTACACTCATGAAACGCTTAGGTGGTATGCAGAACAAGCTAGCACCTGTAAGCGATAAGATCATTGAGGGTGATGGTACTACACCTACAAGTGTTACATTCCATCCTGCTATGGTAGCAGCTAAGAAGATGGAGAAGAAGATTCACGATCAGCTAAACGAGTCAGGTGCATCTAAGCATCTACGCTCTATGGCTTTCGAGATGGCACTACTAGGTACGGGTGTAATGAAAGGCCCGTTTGCAGTAGATAAAGAGTACCCTAACTGGGAAGATGGTGAGTACGATCCACTAATCAAGACTGTACCATCTACTAACCACGTAAGCGTGTGGAACTTCTACCCAGACCCAGAAGCTGCAAGTATGGATGATGCAGAGTATGTAGTTGAGCGTCACAAGATGTCACGCAACCAGCTACGTGCACTACGTGGTCGCCCTTACTTTATTGATGACTCTATCCAGATGGCTATTGATAAAGGTGCAGACTATGTACGTAAGCACTGGGAGATGAAGATGGAGGATGACGATAGTCACCCATCTGAGACTGAGCGCTGGGAAGTTCTAGAGTTCTGGGGTTTTGTTGATACAGACTTACTAGAAGAGAACGGTATTAAGATACCTCGTGAGTTACGTAAGCTAGCAGAAGTAAATGCTAACATATGGGTATGTAACGGTGAGATTATCCGTTGTGTGCTTAACCCATTTAAGCCTACACGTATTCCTTACTATGCTGTACCTTATGAGCATAACCCATACAGCTTCTTTGGTGTTGGTATTGCTGAGAACATGGATGATACACAAACATTGATGAATGGCTTCATGCGAATGGCTGTTGACAATGCTGTATTATCTGGTAACCTACTGATTGAGATAGATGAAACAAACCTCGTACCAGGACAGGATTTGTCCGTATACCCAGGAAAAGTGTTCCGCAGACAAGGTGGTGCACCAGGACAAGGCATCTTTGGGACCAAATTTCCCAACGTTGCTGCAGAGAACATGCAACTCTTTGATAAAGCTAGAGTCTTGGCTGACGAAAGTACTGGATTCCCAAGCTTCGCCCACGGGCAAACAGGAGTATCAGGAGTGGGTCGTACCGCTAGTGGCATTTCTATGCTTATGTCTGCAGCTAACGGCTCTATTCGCTCTGTAGTTAAGAACGTAGATGATTACCTCTTAGCACCTATGGGTCGAGCATTCTTTGCGTTTAACATGCAGTTTGACTATGATGAAGGTATTAAGGGTGACCTAGAAGTTATTGCTAACGGTACTGAGTCACTTATGGCTAACGAAGTACGCTCCCAGCGCCTAATGCAATTCTTGGGTGTCGTACAGAACCCAGCACTAGCACCTTTCGCTAAGATGGACTACATCATTCGTGAGATTGCTAAGAGCATGGACCTTGATCCTAACAAGGTAACTAACTCTATGCAGGATGCAGCTATCCAAGCTGAGATTCTTAAAGGGTTCCAACAACCTGCTCCACCTCCTCCTGAAGCAGCTATGGGTGGCCCAGCGCCAGTAGGACAAGAGGGTCCAGCAGTTCCAGCAGGGGCAGCACCACAGGATCAGACAGGCGCAGGTGGCGGTACTATTGGGACAGG